CGCAGCGTCAGGATGTAGTCCTTGTCGACGTGTATGCGCTTGGGCGGTTCTTTGCCGTTGATGAAGTCCAGGAACTCGGCGTAGGCTTCAGTCGAATCGTAGGCGTCGTTGATATCCTTAGCCAGTTCAAACGGGCTGTGTTGCTGTTTGACCCAGTTATCATAAAGCCTCTGGGGGTTCTCGAAACCGACTATCCTATAGGCGTCTACCATAGCGATTTGCTGCTTGTCGGCGAAGTGCAGTGCCATTGCTTGCTCGCGGTTCTTATCAAAAGCTATGGTCGAAGAAGCTCTGGCGGACACCTGCATACCGTCCTCGAAGTAATATCTCTTTATTACAATGCGCTCAAAACTGCCGTCATTTTCCAACAGCGGGAAAGAGTGGTCTTTGGTATACCAGACAAACATCATCTGGGCTAAGAAGTTAAAGTAGTGATACATCCAACGGTCAACCGCCCTGATAAGCATGTCGATTGTGCCCTGGGCATCATTCTTCTTGATAAGCGTTTCGCCGAGAGTTGGGTCGTCGCCGGATAAGTCTGAACCTGATTGGTCGACTGGAACGTGCATTAAGACGCCCATTTGGTTACGCATATCCTGCTTGTCAGCCGTTACGAACTCTTTTAAGTCCTGGCCAGGGATAACAGTAACCATATCTGGTATTCTGGCGTTGTCTTTAGCCTTCTTGAGATACAGGGCTTGGTTGGCGCCCCTTGTCCAGTTTTCAACATCTTCTCTTGTCAAGCCCGACTTCTTAGCATCTACTACCACCGTTCCGTTAGACCGGTCGGCGTTTAGACTAATCTGCCGTCCGCGCACGTTTAAGAGTTTCTGCATTGTAATGGCGTCGTCTATGAATGAGCTGAAGTCAACCCAGTGTTTGCCGTCATTGACGACATTCAAGGGGATGATAGGCTTGCGGGGGGCTTTCAGGAAGTTCGGCCGGTTATGCAGCCAGTTTATATCTTTATACTTGGCCAGGAGAACATCATCGTAATAAACGGCCACGGCTTCTTGGGGCTTGAGGTCTTTGTCGTAATAGGTAAAGTGAACTTTGCGGATAACGACTTCCCTGGTCAAGTTCTTTTTACCAACCCGCTGTATGCCCATTGATTCGAATATCTTGTCTTTCTTTTCGGGATATCTGGCCACCAAATCTTCTACTGAGTGAAGTTCAAAGTCAGCTAAAAAGCCCGGGTTCTCGCCGTAGCGGGCATACTTGTCTACCACTAGTTCGTCGCAGGACTTAATAGATGGTATAATCTCACCATTTTCGCCATAATCGGGGTCAAACTCTAGCCCGATATAGGCCGCTTGGTTCATCAGCCAGGAACGGACCCCGATTTCAACCAAACCCCTCAAATCCCATTCGATGCTGTGGGCGTTAATAGCTTTCTCAAGATTAGAGGCAAACTTCTTGGCCTCGGCGCTATCTGAGCCAGGCGTAACGGTACAGGTCGGCGTTCTGGCCGTGGCGTAGCTTACGATACTATCAACCATCCGCCTTAACTGATTTTCAATATACGGCTCTTCCTGTTCGTAGTAAGCTGAGGCGTCAACCTGGACGCCTAGATACATCCTTAGGTTAAGACTGCGCTTCTGGGTTAGGTTAAAGCCGTTGGAGTCGTCGTAATAGGTTTTAGAGTCGTTGATTCTCTCGTTGATATTATCTATCAGCTTTTGGTCGGGCAAATTAAAGTCAATCGGCTCGAAACTATCAACCGCCCCGTTTTGTTCGAGGATTTGGTCGACTGAGTTGTCGGAGAATGGCGTCGGGAATTTTAGTGTCCCGTAAGGGTATATCGTAGCTGTATCCTCCTACCTACTTTTCTGCGCGTTTCTTACCTGCCTTAGACCACTTTTCCATTTTACCTTCGCCGTTTTTGCGCCGGCCGATCCAGGCCACTAATTTAGCACTCATGCCCTTGTCTTCCATTTGTTTGAAGCGTCCGCCGCCGCCCTCTTTGTTGGACTTGCCGTCGGTCTTACCTGTCTTTTTGATGATGTCGCTGGCCTTCATAAATGCTCCTTATTATTAAAATAGCCCCTTAGAAGGGGACTTAAGCCTAGATATATCATACACTATTTGTCCGCCTTATAGTAGAAAACTATAAACGCCCCGCAGCTATGTCTAAGGCGCATCCAAATATCCTTAGCCGTCAATTCCCTGGGCGGCAGGCCGAAGTCATTGCTTAGTTCGAATACGTCGGCGTTAATCTCGACAAGTTTATGCCCGCAGGCCGGACATGACATTAAGACCGGATAGGGTGGTTTAATCATCCTCCTATGGACTTTAATGAACCACCTGGCGTTAGTTTGTACCCCTCTCACCTCAGCCACCTGACTTCTGAGTCACGGATGGCTTTGCCAATATCGTTGCGGTTGTATTCTTGGGTATCATGGTTGTCTACTTGAATTATACTACTGCCGTCGTTGCTTAGTATCATGGTCGGGTCGTCAATCACCATTGCGGCATAAGTCACGGAGTCGAAATCATGGTCGGACGCTTTGTCGTCAATCTCTTCGGGGCGAGTCTTAGAGTAGGGCAGCGTTGGTATCGTAGAAATGCAGTTTATGCACTGGGCACTAAAGAATATTGAGGGATCGCCGTCAGGGCCTAAGGCTAAGAGTTGGTGCATTAGGGCTATCCGGTGCATCTTGGCGGCGTGGGTCTGGCTGTCGGCTCGGATAATCGGGATATCGGCATCTTCCAGATAGGCGGCAATCGTTCTTTGCCCCCCGGTATGCGAGAAGCAATCATGGGGCAATATCATCCCCTCGATCGGTTCGTACTTTATAATATCGGCGATCATCTTAGCCCACCACTTCGGGTGACGGTTGGTTTCATGTATCTCTCTATAAACGTAGAACTTCCTGACATCGAACTCGTCGGCCGGAGTGACGGCTATCCAAGTGGCCACGCCAGGGTCGTTATAGCCCCAGTCAAAGCCTATATACCTTTCGCAGTCTCTAATATCGACAGGCAATTTACCGTCGATAATATGCATGTCGTCTTTCCATTCGGTAAAGATTCGCCCCATAAAGGCTTCCCAGTCGCCCAGGAGCAAGGCTCTTCTTAATTGCGGGTCGGCAATAGCATTCAGGTGTCTTCGATAGTCCTTGCGGATATATTCGTTGGGGTTGTCTGACACTCTGGCCGGGATGAATACTCTGGTCGTCAAATACTCCTCGCCCGTTTCCTCGTCTGTCTGCATTTCCTCGAATACTTCGCCTGGGATATATTTAATGCTCGGATTAGGGTGTTTAATAAACCTGTCTCTAAAATAGTTATGCCCGATATCGCCAGGGTTGGAGGCGGCTATAGTTCTTAACGGCCGATCGTCGCCAGCCCGCACTCTTGTCTTGAGGTATTCATATTCTTCGCCCGTGAACTGGGTCGCCTCGTCTAAGATTAACAGATGTATTTCGATTGAATTATAGTTATAAAGATCGCCGGGGTGGTTTAAGTAAGCGAACTGGATTATCGAACCGTTAGAGAAGTAGAAGCATGAAGTCTGCGAGTTGTAGGTTATAGTAAGCGGTTTGCCGTTAGGCAGCATAATCCGTTCGTTCTTGGGTACGTTTTGATAGGGGGCGAGTTGCGCCCGCATAACAGGTAGTGTCCCCTGCCTTAACATGACTAAGGTCTTACGGAAGAAATAGACTTTATGCCCGGGATATCTCAGGCAAGACGTAATGGCTTCGGCGCAGAGCGCCACGCTTTTGCCACCGCCGGCCGCCCCGCCATAAAATATCTCATCGGCATCAATCGTATGCAGAAGAGCCTGGCGGGAAGACGGGCGATACTCCGGTAATCTGATGGTTATACTGTCAACCATCTTTATCTTTATCGTAATAATCAGGTACACGCCCTTCGTTCGGGTCGTGAAACTCGCCTGGCGTAAAGCCGTACTGGATGGATTCTTCGGGCCACGCTTCTATGAACTTGGGGTTGGGCTTGCCGTCCGGACCGTAAGGTTGCAATATCTCGCCCGAATGGTCGAACCTTTGCCTAGCGTGGTCGCCCTGCTTGAATAGAGCCGTCATGCCCTTGACCATCTTAGACAGGGGGGCGCGTTTGGCCTTGATATACTTTCCGTCTTTGATGTATCCAGTGCCAGCCATCTTACTCCTTGTAGTGGGCTACATAATCGTTAAGTTTCCTGTCCTTGTCCTTCTCGATTTCGGCACGGGTCTTGACCTTAATAACCGCTGAATCCTCGTCGTTATAATCGGCGTCATGCCTTCTGGCATTAACCGCTTTAGGCGATACGTCCAATATGGTCGGGGCTTCATCCAGCCCTTGATCTTCTTTGACCCTTGCTTCGAGGTTCGCGACCTTGCTCAATAGCTCTTTATACTTTAGGCCGCCTAAAAAAGCGATAACCGCAAAGACTATGATTAAGATGATTACGCTAACCACGTTTGGCCTCGCGGTTGCTGAATGGCATTAGTACGGTCGTCTTAATCAGGTCGGCAGCCACGCTTGCGCCGTTAGCCACCACTTCTTTAATAACTAATGTAGGGTCTACAACACCAGCCCGCCTTAGGTCGACTAACTTAATTTGGTCGGCTCTTAGGTCGTATCCCTTCCAGTCCTTAGCCTCGCGGATATGCCACAGACCATACTCGGTGTTGCGCCCGGCATTATCCAGTAATGTGCGGAAGGGCACCTCGTAGGCTTTACGGAAAGGTATGTCGGGGACTCTGGCTAGGGTTACTCCGCCGCCGGGCACTACGCCGTCTTTAATGGCTGCCTGTAAGGCTGCTACGGCGTCTTCTACCCTGAACTTGACCTCGTCGCGCTCGGTGTCTGAATTACCGCCGACCCGTAGAATAGCAATCTTGCCCGTCAGCCTGCCTAGACGATTGCGTACCGAATCCTGTTCAATCGGGGATACGGCCACTTTTCGTTCGTCTTGCAATTGTCTGATGCGCACTTCAAGGTCTTCGTTGTTCGCGCCGTCGCCGTTTAATAGGGTGGTGGAGTATTCGGTCATCACCACTTTAGCTTCGCCTAGCATATCCTTGTTGAAGTCATTAGAATCCGCTCCGGCATTCAGGACTTGCGCCCCGGTATATAATGCGATGTCGCTCATAAATAGACTGCGTAACGCGCCGTATTCGGGCGAGTCAACCACTGTGGTTAAGATAACCTTGTCGCTATAAGCCAGTCTAACCAATACGCCCATCGCCTCATTTTCGACTTGCCCGACAATCAAGAGCTGTTTAATGCCCAGCCCGACAATTCTGTCCATAATAGGCTCGATATCGCCTACGCTGGTTAGGGGTCGTTCGCAGACCAAGACGGGGACACTGTCAAAGCGTGATTCCAGGTTAGTTAAGTCGGTCAAGGGCGAGTATTGCGAGAAGCCCTTGCGAAAGTAAAAGCCGTTAGTAATCTCATTATAGATTCCCGATCCGCTGAACTGTTCGATAATCACGCCGCCGTCAGCCCCGACCTCCTGGATGGTGTCGCTTATAAGACTGCCTAAAGCTTCGTCGCTGGCTGATATGATAGCCACCTGTTTAAGTAACTCTTCGGTGGCCGGTATTTTAAGCGAGTCGATATACTCAATCGCGCGGGCGGCTGATTGTTGTAGCCGTTTAGCCACCTCCATACGGGATATAGAAGTCGAGGCCAATAGTTCCCTGGCTTCATCGTAAAACGCGCCTGCCATAATAGCGGCTGCGGTCGTGCCGTCGCCGGCATGAACGTTGGTCTGCCTGGATGCCTGCACTAAGGTCCTGATAGGCATATCAGTTTTAGGGTCTTCCAGGTGTAAGTGGTCTAGGTTGAATATACCGTCGTGCGAGCTGATAGGGTCGCCGTACTGGGCTTCGATGGATACATTGCCCGATCGTGGCCCGTAGGCTGCTTTAGCCAGCTCAAAGGCGATAGCAACACCCTCTTTGATAGCTTGCTGGGCTGCGTCGCCCATGATTATATTTCTAGTGTTTTGCGGTAGTGGCATTTCTTAGCTCCCTTCTAAATAACATCCGTTCGTGGTTAGTCCCGGTTAAGGGTTCTAGCTGCTCTTTATAATCGTTGACAACTTGCTTGGCCTTGTAGTCATGAGGTGAAGTGTAGGTCCGGTCGACTATTCTGTGCCTACTTATGCGCCTGCCGTAGCCGGGGACGCCAGCCTTTAGTTTATCGACCTTAAGCCCATTGCGCCTATTGCGTCTAGCTACCCGTTCGCTCATTTTACCCCCAATTTATGTCTTATAAACCTAGTCATCAGTTTGGCCTTCTTACGATCCGGCGGATACCACCAGCGCACAGGTTTAACGGTAGGGATTAGGAATGTTGGCATGGCGGTGCCGTACTTGCCGGTCTCCTTAAATAGTTTGTTTAGAATCGGCATTGTTAGGGTTTTGTCGTTGACCTTCAGGTTTTTGAGAACGCCGTCATTCATGCGCCTACCCTCGCTGCGATTACATTATCACCATATATTGCTACGACCGGACGACCCCTAAACATAAGACAGTTCCAGCCTTTTTGTTTGACGTCGTGAATAACCCAACCTTCCGAGTTGGCTGTAACTTTCTCATAGCCGAGGATTTGTTTTACTATATATCTAGCCTTGAGCCGCTCTGCTAACTCCAGTTCTATTTGCCGCCAGTTGTTTATATTGACGATAATTAGGCTGGGGGTACAGTCTCGATTGCCGGCATACGAGTGACGGTCAAACTCTTTGCTCAACTGGTCTAGGATATTCTCAGGGTCGTCTGTGCTGAACAATAAAACAAGTTCGCTCTTAGTCATTTTCAACCCCCCTGATATCTTCTAGTTTAATAAAAGCAAAGTCTTTGCCGTCGCGTTTGAAGGCGGACTGATCTTCGTATTGGTTGAAGTAGACCGTAGACCTTTTCTTGATGCCCAGCTCCAGAGCATCACTGACAACATTAAGGGCGATGTCTATAACCTTGCCGCGGCTTTTCGAGTTCCCGTACTTCTCTTGCGAGCTGGATATATTATTATATTGCCCCAGAAGCTCTATGAATAAACAACCTTGAATAGGGGTAATCATACTTCCGCCCAATCCTTCTTGACATTATCGTAAGCATACATCTTGCCGTCGTCTCCGAGGCCGTAGAAACTAAGGGTGAACGCCCCGACAACTTTGCCTGGCAGGGCTATATTATTAAAGTAAGTGATTTTAACTTCTTTAGGTTTGTATGTCTGGGGTGTCTTTGATGATTTGTCCATCTATTACCTTTCTTTCCCTAACCTCTCTGGGTGGGAGTTCGTTAATATATATCAATGCCCGTGGTTCAACCGGCTCCTCAATAAACTCGTCGCCGAAGCCCCTATGAGCCAACCACTCAGCAGCTCTAACGTCGCCCTTAGCGGCTTGTACCATCATGGCTACCACGATAGCCTCCGCAAATCGTTTGTTTGGTAGGGCGTTCCACCATTCAGGCTTCTTGGTAATGACCTTATCGGCCAGTTTCTTATCCTGGAGCAGGCTTTTAATAAGGACACTAAAGGTAATAGAGCCGACGGGGCGTCCCGCGCCAGGTCTGGCCGGTCCACCTTTTTGTACTGGTGCCATAAGATTCTTGGCTGCATTTGGGTTATTCGGCATATCATTGTAATTATATCGTATTTGTAACAGGGTTAGCCGCTTTAGTGACGAGCTTAAGTAAACGCTGGTAACGTGTGGCTGCATTGGGTATGCCTTTAG